TCTTGGCAAGACGCTGTTCCTGCGTCATGTCGTCTTCGTCTTCGTCGTCCTGACCGTTGATCTTGCGGATTCGATCCACCCATGTCCGGTAGTTCGGCAGGTCGGAGAATTCCATCGCCAGATCGAGCATGTTGATGCCTAGTTCCGCCGGTAGCTTCGCGATGAGTTCCATGAGACGGTCGAACATGGATTGACGAATGGTCGCCGTGAGGGCCTTTTCGTCGATAACGAAGTCCGCTTTTGTCTTGGTGATATCGTTTTCGAACTCGACGCTTCCCGTTGCCTCATCGTATTGAGGCGTGTTGATTTGGACGAACTTTGTGTCATTCGGGTCGTCTCCGGTGATCCGCAGCACCTTCGGCGCTGAGTAATACTGCTCGATCAGGCTCAGGACGCACTCACCCTGGCGTTTGAACCCGAAGCGGAAGTTGTCGAAAGCCCGGGCAGTGGTTACCGATCCCTGATCCTGCCGGGCCTTGATGGCCTGTCCGGACACGGCATTGGTGCGTCGGCCCAGGTTGTCATCCGTAGTGCCGCCAATGTCCTGAATCATGCGCGCGTCAAGCTGCATCAGGTCGATGTGCTTGGTCGCCAGTTCTGCATCCCGGATGATCTGGACGCTGGCCCCGCGACGGTGCGCAAGCACACCATCTGGCCTGTTTGCCTCTTCTCGCGCCTCTTCCCAGTCCTCGAATGCGTTGTCGTCCGCGATCAACTGGTTGGTTGACAGCAGGAACAGCGCCTTGGAAGCGCGTTTGTTCAGATCCTCCTGGATGTCACGAACGCGCCGGATATAGCCATACGGCAGGCCGTCACGGGAACGACGGAAACACCAATATGGTGTGTACGGGAAGCGATCGTGCTGGTACGGGCTCTCGGCGTCTTCGAGCAGGTCGCCCTCGGTCATCATCGCGCAACGCACAGCCATTCGGGTATGCGGCACCTTCACGGTGTATCCGGCCGCTACCGCGCCGACATGGTCCTCGTTGTTCTTGTCGAAGACCTGACGATCGAGGTCACCACCAACACAGACTTCGCATTGCTCTGGAACCCGGTACCAGACTTCGATGAGCTTGACCCGATCACGGCGCGGATCGACTTGGTCACGGCCCTGGAAATAGCCAGTTGAGCGCGAGTACCGCGGGGTTGCCCAGTCTCCGGTTTCTGACAGGCGCGAGCCCATGTACCACATATCCTCGTCGTCAGCCGTCTCGTTCATGGCCCTTGCAGCACGCAGGATGGCTTGCCGCTTCTTCGGGAAGTTCGCCAGTGCCACGTCGAGGTCAACGTAGCGCCAGCGGATCACAAAGCGGGCGTCATCGAGCCCGGGATGGCGGGACATGGAATCGAACAGCATTTCCTGCCACGGTACGTACTCGCAGAAGATCGGATCGGCGTTCGGATCGATCTGGGCACCTTCATTTGTCCAGCCAAGGCCTACTTTGACGGTGTCCTCGAAGGCAAGCGATCGGCACATCGGCATATCGGTCACGTCGGACACGTATTTCATGGTCTGTGTCTTCACGTGCGCCAGCTTCACGTCGTCTTCCGTCCTCGGACTGACCCTGAAACCGATCCGTGCAGTGCGTTCGGTACCGACCAGCCAGTCGATGTTCGGCGCGATCCGGTTGTAGACATACGGCGCCTGGCCCCGGTTGATCAATTCCTGGGCGTCTTCCTCGGTCCATTGCAGGTTGTCGTAGAAGTCGGCATCGATGGACATTTGATACCGGTTCTCAGACTGACGGTCGCGCTCCAGCATGTACCAGTCATACAGCCGCTTGTGCAGCTTCTTCTCGCGCTCCAGCTTGGTTTGCTTGGCCTGCTTGCCACCACGCTCCGGTGGCGGGTTCTCGGCCGTGCCGCCATAGCGGTTCGGATCGTCGAACTCATGGGACGAAGAGACGTTTTCGATTGGCATCAGGCTTTGATCTCCCCGAGGTCGATTTCACGCCCGTCGATGGTGATACTTGCCTCGCCAACACTTTCGAGGTCCCGGCCATCTTCGTGCATGTGTTGAGGCATTGGTGGCATACGAACGAGGTCTTCGAGCCCGTCGAGGATGATATCCATGATCCGCTTGGTCGTGCTTCGGCTTTCCTCGAAGCCCATTGTCTGCGCTGCATCATGCGCAGCAGCCACCAGATAACTCATGTCGGCATACTTCCACGCCGCTGACAGACATATCGCGTAGGCCCCGCGCTTGGTCATGAATCCATGGCGCTTCGGCCATAGAACCATGGCAGGCTCGCCGTTCACGTACTGATATGAGCTGACGATATCGCCGGTCACCCGTTGGAATCGGGCGTTGTCGCCGCCGATCTTGATCATTTGCTGCCCTTCCTCGGACAGCAACATCCCTGAGTTCATCTTGGTGTGCATCGGCTTTCCTCGTCATACGGGTCCAGTACATCCCGGAGCAGGTCGGTTGCGTCCTCCAGGTCCTTCAATGCGGCCCTGAGCAGTTGATCCCGATTGCCAATTCCCTCCACGTAGTTAGGCAATGGGTCCGGTTCGAGCAGGATCATCAGTCCATCAGCGGCCATCTGGGCCTTGTTCATGGCCTCTTCGAGCTTGCGCGGCCCGATCCAGATCAGTCTGAGCCGATAGGACATGGCCCAAAAGGCGTGACCGGACTCGATCGCGACCACATGCGCCGCATCGGACAGCCAATGCTTTGCGCCGGCTAGGCAGTACGAAACGAGGTTCTTGCCCTTGATCGATCCCATGCTTTGCCCCTCTTGCCCGACGGTGCCGGGTTCCATCCCTGTGCGAACTGCCGGAAGGCATCCGCGCCATTTCGTGCGTCCGTTTTGGCCGGGTGGTCGTGGAAAGTAGCCAGCTTCTCGTCCCAGGTCTTGCGGTACTCTTCGAGCCGCTTCAACCCGACATCGCACCTCTCCTTGTCAAACCAGCAGTTTGGCAGGACCTTCCGGGTCAATTCGATCCCGACTTGCAGGTCCTCGATACGCTCGACGACCACGATCGCGCTGTCGTCCATGCCCAACTCAACCAGCCGATCCACTCGGGACTCGTTGCGCTCCAGGTTCTTGTTGTCCGCATCGTGCGGCAGGTAATGCCGTCCGAAGCGGTAACCCTCGTCCTCGCGCAGGTTGCGCAGATGGTCATAGTAGTGGCCGAGGTCCTCTCCCCGGTTCTCGTAGTAATCGATGAACCGATGCTCCCCGGCAACGAACTGGTGAAACCAGATCGCGTTGATATCGTTGCGGCCCAGGTCCCAGAAGGTGTTGACAACTTCACTCGATATGAGCGGGACGTTCCGGATACGGCCTTGCAGGCGCATCTTGCTGATCAGGGCACCGTAATAGCTGCCCTCGATCGCGGCCTCGAAAGCCTCGTCCGGGTGGCTTGGATTCTCGCGCTTCATCAGGTCCCAGTTGTCATTGTGCTGTTCGAGCTTCTTGGCGTACCAGTTTTGCTGATTCCGGTTGGTCAGGATACCGAACTCCCGTGCCAGCCTACGGAAATACTGCCGCAGGTCCTTGGTAATAGCCACTTTTTCTTGCAGGACATTGCGCGGATCGGCCCACCAGGGAAAGAAGTGGAACTTGAAGTCCAGCTTCGTGAGCGGGTCATCGAGGTCTTGTAAGGCCCGGGCCCGCTGGCACATTTCGTAGAAGTCCCCGTACCGGCCCTCTGCCGTGGACTCGACCACAATGATCTGGCCTGCGTGGACGGCGTTGAACGATCCGGTGACGATCTCTTCGGCCTTTGCCGGGTACTTGGCGCAGATTTTCCCGAACTCGGAGACGTGCAGGAACTGCATCGTGCCCGATCGCATCGATACTCCGACTGATATCTCCGAGTCGTTCTCGAAGGTAAGCTGGCTGGTCGTCTCCCGGCGTAGCGGCACGGCCATTTTCACGGCCTCGGGAAGGTGCGTGTATGGGAACTTCACCTTGCGCCGGAATATCTTTTCGGCGTCATCGAGGTTATGGGCGATGATGCCGGCCGCGTAACTGGGCACGAAGACGCATTGGTCCAGTGCCAGCAGGTCAATCAGCGTCGTAAAGCCCAACTGCCGGGCCTTCAGGATCAGATTGAGATACCACCACTCTTCGAGCAGCTCGATCTGCGAGGGATTCGGCCGGAACTGGACTACATGGCCGCGCTCGTCCTGAATGAAGTAGATATTGGACAGACGCCAGCGCCAATCACCCCACTCACCTATATATGTGGGCTCACTCGGGGGCGATTCGATTGTTGCGGCTGGCATTGATACCCTCGAAGAAGGCCGCCAGGGCGTGTCCCTTCTGGTCGTTGTCTTCCTTGAACATGCCGTGATACATCATCAAATGCTTCAGAGCCGCGTTCTTGTCGGCCACCTTGATCTTGCGGTTCGTGATCTCGAAGTCCGGGTCTTCCTCGTCTTTACCGACTTCGCGCCGCGTTGTGGTGTCCAGAGCCACGACCGCCGGGCCAATGTCGTCATCCCAGTCCTCTGGATCGAGGATTCTGCCGTCCGGTGTCAGGACTTTGCGCAGGTCAGAGAAGGCGATTCTCGCCACTTCCCGCAGTGTTCTTTCCTGCGTGGCTTCGACCCTGTCCAGCGCCTTTTTGGCCGCTTCCGCTATTGCCTCTTGAATCTTAGGGTTTTTTAGCATTTTTGAGGCAGTGACGCCCGCTGAATGCTTGGCCCAACCTGCTGCTGTAGCCGCCCGAGTTCCGTTGAAATCAATGATGTACTCGGCAACGAACCGCTTTTCCTTCTCTTCACGCTTGAACTTGCTCTCGTTGCTCGCTTGCCTCGGCGTCTTGGCGCTCTTGCGCTGTGCCATGACAGTCTCCTTGGGTTTCAAACACATCCCGAATGGGATTCAAATGGGATTCGAATGGGATTCGGCCCCCGGTGAGTGTGGCAACGCGACCTTATCTCCGGATCATCGACCTTACGCAGTAG